CACCTTCGATGGGACGAGACTTATTCCAAGGGTGAGCACCGGCGCTCATCTATCACAATACTGTCCAGGGGAACTGCTCAACCAGAATTATACGTCTGGTATTATTGCTTCATGCCGAACAGCGCCAACTATGGAGAATCTTTCATAGATGGGCGATGAACTTACACCGGACCTCCCCAGAGAATAAATGGTACAAATAGTAATTAGAAGAGAGAGTGACTAACCCGTAAGGGCTAGCGGACTAACATCTTGAATGGCAGAGATGGTGGACCAGCGACCCGCTGCGCGGCCAAGGGGTACGTTCTGACGGAAGAGATTCCCGACGAAACCCTCAGTCCCTGCAATGAGTTTGTTCACCATAGCGTTACCCCCAGCAGTGATGATCTTACGTCCAGCGGAGCCAACAGACTCGGCGATATCCCTTAACATATTTGAGCGTGCAATTGTGGTTGTTGGTGGCAAACTTGCCATCGAGGCCAGGGGACCGGTATACCGGTACCTCGCATAATAACACGCAGCGATCGAAAACTCGTAATCCTGAACTTGAGAGAAATTCTCGAAGACAAAGATTACGGAAGAGACCGCGGGAGACGCCTGTACGTTGGCCAGACTGCTGTGCTGTAATACATCATACCCCGAAACCGGCGAAATAAATCTCGTATACGAGGCCTGATCAACGGGAATACAATCCCACTGATGCGTCGCTGTAAGAGATGAACCGGTATAGGTATGTGTACGGGGGTGACTCTTCACCATAGAATAGACCTGACCCATTTCATTGGCACTAAACTCAATTGGAGTCCCTAGACGGAGAACTCGCACCACCCCTCCTGCATCCGCCGCACGTGATGTGTTTCGGAGTCGAACAGACCCACGTGAACACAATATCGATGCCGGCGATGCTGTAGAGGGGGTGGCTGTGATACCTGTACTAACAATAGATGTAGAATCAGGGGGCCAGCCGAAGCTGAGCCCGGAATCACTCGTCGTGGACTTCATGAGTTGGTTGATGCCACCGGAGGGCTGGTAGATCCACATGATTGGGTTGGTCGTGTCCGTCGTCGTAGACTTCGAAGCAAGACCTCCAATATGTGTCGCCGGTCCGATGGAGAAGGCCATGGCCTGGGGCTTTTGCGGTCCAAATGCATTAAAATGGTGCGCAGGAGGGAGGCCAGCAGGGATCGGATTACGAGCCCGCACGATAGTTTGCGGGTTCCGACGTTGGGGTCCTGGGACCCTGCCGTTGTTCCCCTTTCCTCCTCCTTTGCCTCCGCCATTCCGACGGTTACCGTTATTATTACCGTTATTCCGATTTACCATGATATGCCAACAAAGAGACTAGGGTCCGCACGAGGTCTAGAATGTTCCATTTCTGGATCCGTAGCACATTTCTGCCATTTTCTTTATAGAGGGAGGCGTCATCAGTTGGCCCCTCTTTCGTGGTAGATTTACCAACCCCCTAAATAGGGGGACGAAACTTTATGGGTTCTGTAGAGGCTCTCGTCCTCGCCTGGAAAGGTCGGGGACGGAGGATCTGTGATACTGGAAGTATTGAGAAGATGCCTAAAATAGGGCTTATTCTCCACTATTGAATGTGTAATATCCGAGACTGTTTTATTTGTAAACGTCTCGGTTATTGGACACCAATAGGAGGGGAGATTCAATGCTTCTTCTATCAGAGATCTCTTCAACTCTTTATAAAAGTTTCTGTCGGTATTGACTCTAATCTCTTTATCCCACTTCTTGGGTGTATCATGGTTAGTGAACCGAGGTTTGCTTCGGAAAGCTTTAATTAGTGAGCGTTTGGGCCTCCTAAGAGACCACTCTGTCGATTCAATCGGCGGAAGCTGTTGCATGTTAAGTAACTTTGGTCCCAACTGCTCCGGTAACCTAATTTCATTCTCTCTCAACGGTTCAAGCGTGTCACGTAATACTACACTATAGGCTCTTCTTAAAGGGGTGGGCTGGCGGGTTGAGATCTCACCTGAGGTCTCCTTGCCAGGGCATGCTCCACCTGAGCGTATACTGGTTATCATTCCATCATATCGAACATCCGATCGCGAGATACGACCAGTCATCTTTTCCTTGTTATGTCGATAGAGAAATCTTGAAAGCTTAACTTGGAATGGAGTGTAGTATGAGTTAGAATTACTCGGCTCTGTTATACCGAGGCCACCTGTCTCTGGGCTCCCATAAAGGGTATAATTGCCATTTTGCGTGAAGTTCTTCACCTTAATCGTGTTATAGTGGATATATCTATCCACCGCTCTTTTAGAATCACAGGATTCTGTCGAGAGGAGATCCATCTTGCCAACCATGGGAATGTTAACACTATTCTCTCTCTGAGCCGGTCGAACCGGTCCCGGAGCGTTCTCCAACAGGAGTCCGTTATTAAGAAAGTTAACTTTTCGCAGTTGGTGACCTTGTCGATTCTGATGATATAACCAGGATTCACTGTTTACGGTGAGAAAGTTAGGACTAATATAGTTCTTTCCCACACTCAACTGGAAACCGACAATCTTGATCCATTTCTGCCAGACCTTATAAAAGTCATCATTGGCTCGAAACAGAATATCATCACCATTAATTAGGCAAGGCAACTCCTCCAGATCAAATGGTCTACCCGTGTATTCCTCTAGGGATTGCCAGTACGCGACTAAATTTATCGCGCACAGTATTGGAAAACTCAGAGGACAACCCATTAATTGACCATTAGTCTGTTGAAACTCCGACAGAACAGAGACGTCTGCTGGATCGTCCATCCCTCCCCTACATTTTGGGAGCGGGATACTATATGTCGTCTCAGTTTCTTTATCTCTCTTCCACTTCTGCCAATGGCCGGAAGCGGTATCGAGTTCCACCATTTTCGGTGGATAGGAAATCTGATGACCACGTAGGACATTATTCCAAACGACCTTTTCTCTGAAGCCGGCTCGCACTGATTGACAGTAGGCATCAAAAGCCATACCATTTACCTCAGTACTCAGACCGTCAGTAGCAGCCTTGTAATCACCACTGACCCATTTGTCAAATCCAAGACTTTGTCCGCGCTCGAGGTCAATTAGGCCCCGAATGTGGTACTCCTGTATCGGCTCCCCTATCAATTTAAATTGGGGGTACTGAAATAGGTGGTGCCACATATCTTTCTGCGCAGGCATACTCGCCCAATAAGGCAAGCTTGGTCCTTTGGTGATAAGGCGACACTTGAGAGGTTCCAGAATCGGTGCAACACGTGCTTTGCACGGTCCTTTGTTGCATTCCCAAAAGGCAAGTTCAAGAAGCTGATCATACATTGGGGCATGACGTCCCCATAATGTTTCGACTTCACCAGGGCTAACTTCATACATGGAAAGGAGGTCAAGTGACTGGCCTAGGCTCAGCTCATCATGCATCTCCTCACCCAGAGTTGAGGTACTAAAACCCTGGATATTACTTGCCATTCGGTAAAGATAACCAGCCCGACCACCATTGGATCGTGTTGACTCAATGGAGGCGTGGAAGCCTGGATTCCGAACTATCCTCGTGTCTTTCATGGGTGTATCCCTTTCTGTTCTCTTCCAGAGTTTTTCAAATTTGGAATCGAGCAGATCGGCATCGACATCTTCTAACTCAGGTAGAGCCTGTGTAAGGCTCTCCTTATGTGACACCATAGTGGAGTGTATAAAACTTACCCCCACGGGCGCACAGCCGCGTTTAACTCCCTGGAGTAATCCGAGGAACAATTTCGCAGGCCGCATCCGGTTGGTGCTGGAAAACAACATATTTTTAAAGTGTTGTCGAAGGCCCCCCTTGATAGGGAAGTGTAGCGCACTCGAACCGAAATGGGTTTTTAACCATTCAGGGCAAACAGGTGGATCGTTTCGTAACCATCTGGCCATAGGCCACGCGGTTAGATACTTGATCGCCTTAACCCTCTGAATTTCATCTGGTGCGCAGAGCAGCGCTTCCCAGAACCCATCTAAATCACACATCTTCAGACGGAGGAATGCCTTATCTGAGTCCCACAATGTCTCCACCAGAGACCGGACAAAGTAAAGTGTGTCCAAGACGAAGTGATATTCTAATTTCATCACGTGTGTTTCTTTTGTACCAATGACAGTTTCTAGCTCTCCTAGCATCTTCGGATAGGTCATCCTTGACCGGTTACCGTCGACTGCTAGGACTCGGAGCTTGAAACCTGCCAGTCCCGAGCCATCTCGGGCGAGGCTGTCACACAACAGATTGATCGTAGCCAGAAGATTTCGTAGCGGAAGGCAGTCCGAAGCGTTATTGCTTCCCAGCCGCTTTGTTGCGAAATCCCTGACTAAGACCCGTTGCATGCTTTTT